CCAGCTGTTCCCATCCACACCCCAGTCCGCAGTGTTGACGTAGCCCGTGAGCAACAGCGCCTTACCAAAGTGGACCTGGCACGCGGCGCCCTCCTTCACAGGCCAAGGGGTCTGGCCAGCTGCCCAGCGATCGGTGTAGTCGAGCGAGAACGTGTGAGTGAACACGTCCAGGGAGCGCTCGACGTCGATCGAGGTCCAGCCGCCGTAGCGCGCGCCGTCCACGGTGAGCGTCAGTTCGTCGGCGGAGCTTCCACCACTGAGAAGCTCACCTGCTGCGCGGGCGTTGGTCACGTCTCGGTGACCTCGATCTCATAGCCAGTGGGCAGCGCCCCGGCGTGAGGGATCGCTGGATTGCGTGCCGCGATCTCGTCAGCGCGGTCGGCGTCCCCGTACAAGCGCCAAGCGAGCACTACGGCCGGCAGCGGCTGGCTCAGCACGATGGCCCGCGTCGCCGCAGCGGAGCCCGCCACGTTCAGCAGGAAGCCCTGCAGAGCTGTTACGAGATCCTTCAGCGCGTCGTACAAGGTGAACTCGACGCCTTCGCCCTCAATCGTCCCGTCGACCAGGTCGAGAATGGAGCTAGACAGGTCGCTCGAGATGGTTCGCGCGCTGTCCCGGGACGCTGGCGGCACGGTCGCCAGCTGCTGAGCCGCGCTGGCAACCACCGATGCTCGGACGCCTCCCAGGATCGTGGCCCGGTTCTTCCGCTGCTGGATCCGAGCCGGGGTGTCGCGGCTCGGGATGATCGCGACGTTCGACCCGATAGTCGCGAGGCGATTAGCCAGCCGCGCGACGTAGGGCGCGCTGAGCGTGGCGTACAGGTCCTCGGCGTTGTCGGTATCGAGCACGCGCCCAGCGGCGGCCATCAACGCCAGAATGGCGTTGTCGATCGCGTCGAACAAGATTCGAGGCGTCTGGATCAGCTGGTCCAGCTCGCGGGAGATCGCGTCGATGCGATCAGTGATCAAGCTAGGTGCCGAAGTGATGGACGTCACCAGGGCGTTGGCTCGGTGCAGATCACGGATCACCGAGTCCAGGTCGTCGGTCACGCCCTGCAACACAAAGTCAGGCCCCTCGGTGACCAGTTGCTCGACCCAGCTATCTGCTGCCGCGTCCTTCGCCGCCGTGATCGAGTCAAGGAGCCCGCCGGTCGCCTTCGCCGGTAGTGGGTCCCTAGACTCGACCGCGTTGAAGCTGATCTCAGCCACCCCGCCACGTTCGGTTGACTCCGTGATCTGGATGTTGCCCTGAATGACAACCATCGCGCGCCCTAGCACCGGGTGAATCAGTAGCCCCGGGCCGGGCTTCTCGAGCGCGTCGATCAGTGCGTCGCGATCTTTGTCGTAGTTGTCGCCGTGAAGTATGGCCTTCAGGTCGTACTTGCGCGCGCTCCGACCCAAGTCGAAGTGGGCAACACCCTTCGAGTCGAACGGCAGCTCATACGTCGCGACGCGCCGACCAAACGTGGTCGTGTGCGACTCGGTGAAGAACGAGACGCCGCGGAACGAGGCTTTTACGTAGCGATCAGGGTACGGCATCAGGGAGCCAGACTGGTGTTGGTGCGCAGGGGCTGGTTGCCCTTCTTGATCCGCGAGACGACCGCCTTAGAGCCCTCCTTGGCCTCTACGGTAATCACTACTTCAGACGGCTTGTTAGAAGCAGGCACGTCCGGGTAGCGGTACGGCACCAAGGTGCTGGAGTCGCCCGCATAAGGGAACTGGCCTTGTGGCCGCCTCGAGACGTCTTGGTCGTAGAGAAGGCTTTTCATCTTCCCTGCCAGCCGATCGTTAGCTGCGGCTCTAGAACCGGCTGTCGAGCCTCCCCACAGATCACTCAAGGTCTGAGCCTGCCCTGGTGCGTAATTAGGGTTGGTGACGTCTCCGGCTGTAGCCCCCTCGGGTATACCTGGTCCAAATGCCGGGATCCCTGCGGCCTCGGCAGCGCGCTTTTTCTGCTCGTCGCTAGGCTCGGTGTCCGACTGAGCGATCGCGGTCTTCAGTTCGACCACCTTGCTCAGCAGGTCTACAGTGCCTTTTAGGATGGGATTCGCTATCTCCAAGGACTTCGCCATCAGCTCGATCGCGAGGCCGATCGCCGTAAAGGCGTTAGCCGCTTCTGGGTCTGATGAGGCGGCTGCTTCCCACTGCTCAATCTTCGAGATCACAGAATCCAGGGCGGTCGAGACGTGAGGCAACAGCTTCTCACCCACCGTGATCCACAGGGTCTGCCAGCGTGCCGTGACCTTCGCGAGGCGTCCCTCGAGCGTGTTCTCGCGCAACTTGGCCGCGTCGTCCAGCGCGGTGGTCTGTGAGCGGATGTCGTCGGTCATTCGCTCGAGCAGGTTGCGGTTGGAGTCATCGACCTCCTTGGTCGAATCCATCAGGATCTTAGCCGCGGTCGCACCATACTGGCCGAACATCGAGTAGACGAAAGCCAACTGCTTAGCCGAGCCCCAGCCCGCCTTGCCAATGCGTTGGTTCATGACCTCGAGCAGTTTGGGCACGTTGCTCAGACCCGCGTGCAAGTCGCCCGTGTCCATCCCCAGCTCGTCCAGCATCGCGGCCGTGCGCTTGCCGCCCTTCGGCTTCACCAGCGCGGCATACATGTTTCGCAGACCTGTACCAGCCTGTGAGGACTTCACGCCCTTGTTGCCCAGGATGGCAGCCATAGCTGACACCTGTGTGACGTCCTGGCCCGCCTGCGACGCGATGGTGCCCGCGTAGCGCATCGTGTGCTGCATCTCGCGTTCGTCGATAGTCGACGCGTCCGCGCCGGCCTTGATCGCGTTGCCGACGCGCATCAACGACTTGGGGTCGTCGAGCGACATCCCGAACTGGTTCGCCACGTTCAGCAGGAACCCGGCGCTCTCTTGCGTCTCCATGCCGCTGGCTTGGGCGAACTTCAGGATCGTGGGCAGGTTATCCTTGATCTGCCCGGGGGTAAGGTTTGACGCAGCAAGTTCGATCTGCGCCTGGGCTGCATCGACGGGCGCAAACGTCGTGGTGCGCCCGATCTGCTTCGCGCTCTCTGCCAGGCCCCGCATCACACCCGGCTGGGAGAACGCCTTGCCGCCCTTGATTTGCACCTGAGCCATGGCGGCTTCGAAGCCCAGGATCGGCTTCATCGCTCCGCCAATGGCGCCCCCGATCATACGCACCATCGAGCGGGCGGCATAGCCGACCAGGGCGAGCTTGGAGCCCACCGTCAACAGCCGCGTGAACGAGCCACCCAGGGTGTGAGCAGATCGGCTGCCGCGCATCATGGTCTTGTCGAGGCGGTTCGCGGAGCGCTCGAGCTTGTCGGTCGCGTGCGCCGCTGCGTTCAGCTTCGCCGCCGGCGGGGCGAGCTTGCTGTGCAGGCGCGCGATCCGCTTCTCCATCGCCTCGAGCTTCTGGAAGCTCTTCGCCAGCTTGTCGGCCTGGTTGACGCCCTTGCCAAGCCCGGTGGCGAGCAGGTTCAGCTTCTGCTTGCCGATCAGATTGATCGCAATCTGCAGATCTGTCTTTAGCTCGGACATAAGGCCAGTATAGCAGACGCACCGCGCTCACATGGCGCGGTGCTTCAGCTTCTCCTCAGCCAGACCGGCGAAGTAACGGGCGTCGTCAAAGGTCAGAAGGTCGACCTCCGACGGCGTCCAGTTGAACGCGATGTGGACGAGCGCCAGGCGCTCAATCACTCTTTTGGGTCGCCGGCAGGAGCCTCGTCTTCATCCGGGGCGCCGCTGTCTACCAGATCACCCAGCTTGGTGAAGTCGTCCATGCTCAGCCCGTCCAGCTCTTGCTCGGTGAGCCCGCACAGCTCGGTGAGCACGTGGAACTGCCGATCGATCGGGTTGCCCGAGGCGGCCCTGTTGGCCCGTCGGAACGTCCCGACCGTGAGCAACGGCCGCATCATTACGTAGTCTTGTGACTTGCCGTCCGCAGTACGAAACGGCTTCGCCAGCTGCACTTTGATCTGATCACTCAACGTGCCCTCCTTGGGCTTGAGGCTTTACGCCCCGGTCTCTTCCAGGGCCGGTTGGCCCTTGAACTCCACGGCCACTTCACCGTTGCCCGACGTCAGTACCGGGGGCTTGGTGCACCAAGCACCGCGCAGCGTGTAGCGAGAGCCGGTGTCGGTCTCGAACGAGATCGTCGCGTTGACCGTGTCCATGATGTCCTGCAGCGAGGTCGACGCGGTGTGCTTCGCGGTGCCACTGACAGTGGCCTCCATCGGCTTCTGCGAGTAGCCAATAACCGAGTGGTCGGCCAGCTCGGCGGTGCGCTCGAAGCCGCCGAGGTCCATCGTTGCGCCGGTGGCGAAGAAGAGAGTACGCCCGTTCTTTCGGACGATGCAGGTGCCTGTGACTTGAGCCATGGTTGAACCTTACCGCTTGAACTGAATCTGGAAGGCGCCCACGAGGAACGCGTTGATGATGTCGGGCGGCAGAATCACGTTGATGCGGTTCGGGTCGCTGCCGTCGATCTCGACCAGAAGCTCGGACTCGAATTGCGCGTAGTTGGTCACCCAGCCGAGCTGCTGCCACTCGACGAAGAGAACCAGCAGCTCGGACCGCAGGATGGCCGGGGTCAGGATGTCCTGCCCGCTGACCTCGTTGCCGTCCTCCGCTAGGCTGAAGCCGGCGAATTTCTGTGCGACTCTAGCGCGCAGCGAGTAACGCAGCGCGGCCAGCACGCGGACCAGGTACAGGTCCAGGTAGGCCGTGTCGGCGAAGCCCAGGCTGTTGGTCTGGTAGGTCGTGATCAGGCGCTCGATCACCATGCGGCCATCGCTGGACGCCTTGAACGTTGAGCAACCGTCGGTGAGCAGGGTCTGACGCTCGCTCTGGTTGTAGCGGGATGCCCCGCGCGGGGGCGCGTAGGCGTTCACCAAAGCCATGCCGACCATGGCGCTCTGGGGCCGGATCTGGGCGGTGCGTGCGCTCAGCGCGGCGGTCGACGCGGCGACTTCCCACGGTAGCGGGGTAAGCCCGTTGAGGCTGGACACGGGGAAGCAGAAACACTGCTGGTTGAATGCGTTACCAGCCGTCGACATGGTTGCCTGGTCGCCGTAGCGAGCCGCGAACGCGACGCCTTCGATCGAGCGTAGAGCGCTCCACCGGGAGGTCATTTCAGTGTTGACCAGACCGAGGTTCGTGTTGTCGGCCGCGCCGCACGCCACCGTGCTGTACTGGTCTTCCGACATGGCCGTGACGGCCGTCGCGTAGTCCGGGTCGGTAGCGCCGCCCGACATGGCCGTGACGACCGCGGTCAGGCCCGCAGGCACGCGCTCGCCGGGCTGCAAGCAGACGCCGAGCCCGATCTGGTTGCCAATCGTGCCGTCGTGCACAGCGGTGTAGTCCACACCAGTGCCAGCCGAGGCCGCCACCGTGACCGGCAGGTCCAGTTGCAGAGCGTGCTGCGCCAGGGCCTCGGTCTCGATGTCCGCAGCCGTGTCCCCGACTGAGACCGGGACCACGATCCGCCGGCCGCCGATGTAGTGAGCGATCGAGCCGGCTTCGGTGGCCGTGCCCGTGTAGTCGATCGAGCCGGTGGCCTGGGTGCCCGAAGCGTCGTCGAGCGGGATAGCCCACAGAGGCGTCAGGGGGTCCTGCGCCTTGAACGCGGCGGCCATCTGGGCGAGCTGTGACGTCGCCCCAAAGAGCGCGATCGCCTCGGACTTCGAGCGCACCATAACCGGCACGCCCTCCGTCGCCGAGCCAGTAGACAGCATCTGTCCGATCAGGAGCGCATCATGAGGGGCAAAACTGACGCCCTGCACTGCCCGAGACGAGTCGAACTCGGCAAAAACGCCGGGAGTTCGCAGATCTAGCGGAATTTCGTTGAAAGCAATGCTCATGTAAGCTAACCTTGATCCTCAATATACCCGACCGCCGGTCGGTAAGCAAATGTGCGCCTAGCGCGCCGCTGCCGCCTGGGCCGGAGCCCCGCGCGCAGCCAACGCATCCTCCCAACGCGAGAGTAGCGCTGTTCGGTCTTTGCGCGTCGCCGTCACCTGTGGTCGCAACGTGCGCGCGTTGTCCGGTACTCCCGCGCGCAACCCGAGCGTGCGGATCCCGCGCTCGATCATGCCGAGACCTTGAAGGTCCCGCCGCGCGGGGAGATCGACACCTACGTTGTCGACCGAGTCGAGCCAGCTCGCGAGTGGCGTGTCGACGATCAACAGCGCACCCTCCCCGCCGTCCGCCGGCAGAACCACGGGGATAGGGGCGCGCACTGTGACCCAAGCGCGGGGCTGCCGCTCGCCTGTGAGCTGGTACTGATTGCCCGCAAACTCAGGAGCAAGCGCGAGGAATACCCGGATATCGCCCGGACAGTGGTCCAGTGGGCAACCGTAGGGCAACCCGCGCATGATCACTTGCTGTGCGTAGTAGCGCTTCCACAGCGCTGC